TGGTATCAACCCCCCTCCCAACAGCGTAGAGAACTTGTCAAAGTCTACGTCATCAGGATGGTCATCCCCAAAGAACTCTACAGGTGATGGTGGGTCAGTCTTGTAGTTGTGCGTAGTAGGTACACGCAGTACCCTAGCGGCATCGGCAGTGACGGCGGGGTCAGCCAGTAGTCCGTGTTCAACACATAACTTCTTTAGGCGCTCTGCCACAGGGAGCCAGTCGTCCAGCCCTATCGACTCCGAAAGGAACCAGTATGCGTGAACGCCCCGCCCAGAGTTAACCAGTTTAGGTTTGGGTAGTGATAACGTCTTACAGAACCCCTGTAATGCCACAAGGGCTTTATCTTGATCTGGATAGTCCTTGGTAGCCCCACAGTCGAGGTCTAAAAAGAAAGACTTTAACTGGTGTACGTTATCTACTTTGCGTGAGTTTGTTTCTTTAAATGTACTAAGTGCAAAATAAGAATCATACCCTTTGCTGTCTAGGTCACGTGCGGCATCAGCCATATCCCCTACGGAGGTGTAGAACTTCTGTACCCTCCTGTCATCCTTCGTACGGAAAGAGAACAAGCAGTAATGCCCATCTTCCCCCAATACCCTTCTTAAAAAACTTTCTACTTGCATAATATATACCTAAATCCGAGAGGTATCGTAGCAGGGGCGCTTGCACGCCCTTTTCGGAATATGTCCTAGCTACAGTTTAGTCTTGCAGGGACTAGTCGTCCCAGTCGGCCACTATATCAGCCAGTGCATCGTCAGATGCTTTTGGTGCGGGTGCCTTCTTCTTAACTACTTTCTTCGGCTCCTCGACTTTTGCGGGTTCGTCATCCCCAAACAACTCATCAGTTACTACTTCCGCGGGGGCAGGGGCAGGGGCTTCAGCTACTTCAAACGGGTTATCTTCCGCTGAGAACTGGAACCCACCTTCTACAGCACCGAAAGGCGATGCGGCTTCCATAGGTACATACTTAATAACCTGTACCGCACGTAATCGGAGGGACACACCCGCTTCGCGCATGTTGTATGGAGTAAACGTAACCGCTACGTTGACAGTGCTACCTGTGGTAAGCATGAAGTCGTCTGGTAGTTTAACGCTTTTTGCGTCGTATTGTACAGGCTTAAACGTAGCGTCTTTACCGTACGCACCTTTCAGTGATGCTTTGTGCGTGTAAGTGCCATCTTCTTCTTTCTTGAAGGGCATATCAAACTTGTCGGGCCAACCCTTTTCTTTCTTGGCTTCATACGCTTTAACCATCTCCATGAACAGAGCCTTGGCTTGGTCTTTAGTCATGCGGAAGCGGGTCTCATACTTAGCGCCTTCGTCAAACGCGTCACACGGTACAGTGCGGTTCTCTGCGTTATCGAACTTGTAAGTCTTGTTAATACGGGGCCATAAGGCTTCGACGTTTGAGATTACATATTGATTATTTGTAGCCATTTGATAAATCCTAATTAATTAGTTTGCATTTAGCTCGAAACCTTCCACCACACCAAACGGAGACACAGGTTCACTTGTTGTAGGGATAGACATAGTGATAGCCTGAATAGTATCTTCATGGTCAATCATGGCCGAAACCCTCTCAAGTGTGTCTTCGTCTAAGCGGTCTACCGGCTTAAAGCAAAGTTTTGGTACTGCACTACCCTCATCAAAATAAATCTTGGTGGTGATAGTAACTACAGGCGTGTCATGTTTAGCGAGTAACCGAGCATAGTTTTGCATACCCATATCTCCGCTATTAGCACTGCCAAATATAGACGTGGCAGGTATCTGTAACTGATACACCTCTTCGGGGTTATCCCGAAATACAACTGCTAACCGTTGTCCAAACCGGCAAGCCCTACCCCCATACTGGCCAGAACCTCTTATATTTTGAGGGCAGTCCATACAACGCATTGCTTGCCGTTGCTCTTGGGGTACATCTACTGAAGGTACTTGTGTGTCGGCAGACCAACACGTAGGTACCGCAACCCTATTGGGGTCGTACGCATCGCCATAGTAAGCGCGAGAAACTGGAGCGGCGTTTACTATAACCACATCCATATAACCTAAGTCTCTAGTAACTTCTTCACCATCAGCTATAACGTGAAACTTGCCACCACGTATGCTGATTCGGCGTAGTCCATTGCTACTCATCAGGCGTCTTCATCCAAGTCTAACTCTAACTGCTCGTACATCACGTCATCTTGGGGTGCTTCATTTACAACTGCCGTAGGCTTACCCAAAAGTTCGGCTTCTAACTCCGGTAACTTAAACCTGTAAGTAGAACCTACCTTTATATAGGTATCGCTCGGGATTTTATCGGTGCGTATCCACGCACGTACGGTAGAGATAGACACTGCAAAGTGCTTCGCTACGGTTTCAATTGGGACAAATGCCGCCATTATTTCCTCCTTACTGAGACTACATATTCTGAGTCTACGTTAAGACCTTTAGGCACAAGGTCGGGGTTCTCTTCCAAAAACTGCTTCATGTTTGCCTGATTTAGTCGTTTGTCTAATAACTCGGGTGCCTCATGCTCTAAAACAAATTCGTGCATGTTGCTCCAATCACTAGTCCAGTACCTAGTCTTGGCAGACCTATAAAACAATCCTGCTGAAGTCTTTACACTATCGACGCCCTGCTCCTTGCAGTACTCCAACAAGGCTTTCTTTACCTTGTCCATCTGCTCAGTCAGTTTGCCGTCCTCTTCTTTAAACGCCGCCGATAGTTCTGAACGCTTATCTTTAATCTTGAGATAAACCTTGGTCAACTGTTCGGCGGTAGACTTTCCTTCACTCATTACACGCTCCTTTACTAACGGGACGTACACTTTATTGCCTTATTATTAGCTAGTCAAGTATTTCTTTGTAAAGGTCAATCATTTTTGTGTGAATGTCTATTCTGTTATCGAGTAGTGCGTAAACACGTTTCTCTGCGTGCGAACCTTGAAGCTGGACGACGGTACATTTGTGATCTTGGCCTGATCTGTGTACACGAGCGTTGGCTTGCGCGTAGGTTTCCAAGGAACTTGTAGGTGCCCACCATACCACCGTGTTTGCCGCAGTTAATGTTACTCCGTGTGCCGCTGACTGGGGTTGTATGACCAGCACTCTAGGATCATCAGCTTCTTGGAATCGCTTGAATATCTCCGTACGCTTACCGGCACTCACATCCCCACGTATTATCTCCGTAGATATACCGTCATCGCGTAGCTTGTTAGTCAGTAGGTCAATCGTATGTTTGAAGGGTACGAACACTAGCACCTTCTTACTAGACTCGTCTATGACTTCACGTAGTACCTTATATCGGGGGGATATGTCGAACTCTACTGCGTCCCCCTTGTCGGTATACACTGCACCTGCGGATATTTGTAGTAACTTGTTCATGTTAACTGCGGCATTGGCAGCACTTATCTGTTCCCCTGCCGCCTGCATTACCATCTTGTTCTTCAGTTCTTTGTAGTACTTCAACTGTTGTCGGGTAAGAGGTACTTCTCTTTTGGTGTACACCATAGGTGGTAGGTCAAGGCACTCGTCTTTGGTAAACCGTATGGCTGGTTGCAGTACCCTATGCACCGTATTGGTAGCGTCTTCTTTGGGCACCCATTTGAAGTTTGTTACCTTACGCATCACTTGGTCACGGAACGATCCAAAAAATCTGGGCACGCCATTGGGGTTAACGAGTTTGGCTATACCGTATGCATCAGTTGGGCTTTGTGCAGCAGGGGTACCCGTCATCATCCACAGCCACGTGCTTGGCCCCACTAACTTGTTCATGGTCTTCCATCGTTTTGTTTGCGGGTTCTTGTAGTGCGTAGCCTCGTCAACGATTATGAGGTCAAACCCTCCATTAGCCACGGCATCCGCTACGATCTCCACCCCATCATAATTTATTATCACGTACTCAGCATCGCCTTCGATTATCTTGGCGCGTTTGTCTTTTGCTCCATAGGCCACGTCTACCTTGCGGTGCATAGCAAAGCTAAATAAGTCGTTGCGCCATGCGGAATCCATAATAGATAGGGGGCACACCACCAACACTCGACGTATCACCCCCTGCTTCATAAGGTAGTCTGACGCCCATATAGCACTGGCAGTCTTGCCTGTACCCTGCTCGTTAAAGCAGAAAGCCTTGCGGTTCAACGTGAAAAAACTAGCTGTAGTCTTCTGATGATCGAACGGAGTGTACTTACCTGTCCAATCGTACTTAGATTCTATGGGGGATGGCGCGTTGATGTTCATGTTGCGCAGTACCTGTGTCTCTTCTAATCCCCAGTTAACAAGTACTTGGTTGTTTGCTAACTCCCTGCTCTTTGGTATAACCGATGTAACCTTTGCGGGGTTACGTAGCGTAAGTAATAACGCCTTATCATCTACTATCTTCATATCTGTACGAACTCCGTCATTGGTATATACATACATGTTTCAGTGTCGTGGCTATCGTTTCTATCGTGCCTACCTCCTAGGCGTTTCTCGTACCTATCTTCCAGAACTACCGTAAACACTCCATCAGTAAACCGCACAATTAATAAGGGTATTACTTTATCCTCTTTGCTCATACGTAATATGCTATCAACCTTCATAGCACTTATCATATAAGTGAGGTACTTATCGCTCGCATTAGTTCGGGTTTTGATTTCTACATTGCCTACATGCTTACCATCTTGGAATAGTAAGCCGTCTATAGAGGAGAATGGTTCGGACTTCTCATATGTAAACTTACCTTTAGATTCTATATACTTCTTTATGTAACCCTCGTTACTACGGTCAAACTCACTTTCATACACGGGACGCATTTGTTTCTCCGATGCAAAATAGCGTGAAGTGGGTGTCCACGTCACACTGAAATATAATTACTTGTTAACACGTTAAGGTGATAACACCTACACACTCTGTTAATGGGTAGACTGAAAACTGGATAACTGTACAGCCCAGTCAGGTCGTGGCTTTGCTACCTAGGTAACAAAAATATCTCCGCCATACTAAACGACTTAATAAATCGTTTACCTAATTATTATACCGTTTTAGTAGCCCTGCTTCGTCCACAGATAGGGCTAGGTCTGCATTATGTAGGGACTAGCGATGAATATAGCACTAGCCCGTTAGACTACTCGATTTTATGCCGCTGATTGTTAATGCCATAAGGAGAGGCACGACATCGTTTAAAGACGCATCAAGCACGCGTCAACCCATACCAATAGGGAGTTCTTTACTTAGGCTTTCTACTGCCTTTCTTCTTGTAGTTCCGGCTACGGTTAGTAGAGCTATCCTCTACTGTAACACCGTCTTTGTTGCTTCCGCCATTGACCAAGGCTTTCTTATGACTAACGTCTTTACCTTCACGCTTGTCAGCCTTACCGTTACCATTGGCATCTTTACCTTCTCTATCCATCTTGCGTCTGGCGCGTTGCCGCTCCATCCTACGTTCAAACGTGTCACTGCCGACAGGGGCATTGACCTGCTTCTTTCTTTTCTTACGCATTAGTTTCTCCCATTGTGTACGCACTCGGTAACAATACAGTGCCTACGACATAATCCACTTTGGTGTGCATTCCACACATCGTTCTCAAAGGCTTGTTCCATGCGGTTGTAGTCTGATAACCACTTCTCCCATAGCCTAGGCTCATCCGGCTTGGAGTAGTCTTCCTTTATTAACTCACCACACACTACAAATAGTAGGCCACCCTTCACTTTCTCTAGCTTGGGGTACATCTTGAACATGCTCATAGCCATCAGTTCTAACTGGCCTTTGTCCGCGTACCTAGTATTTTTACTTGTCTTATAGTCTACCACATAAGCTGTTTTGGTGCGTTTGTTTAGGATGACTAAGTCGGCAATACCACGCCACCACACGTTGTCATCTCGGAACCCGCACGGCTCTAGGTTCTCAGTGAGTCCCATCTCCAACTCGCACAGCTTCTCGCCTTCTATGTTATTCAGGACATCAAGTACATCTTTGCAGTAGTTGTACTTTTCGGGTAGCGGTTTGCCATCCCTAATGTATTCTTCCGCTGCCAAGTGTACGGCAGTACCATATAGCATGGCCTCTGTCTCAGGTTCCTTATAGTCCTTCGCCACCTTGAGATGGTAGAACTTCTTAGGGCATTGCTCGAATGACTTAATCTTTGAGAACGACCACGGTGCAATACTCATTCCAGTTCCTTACCCTTTATAACGCCAGCAGCTACTATTAGTTCACTAATTAATATGTGCAGCATTTCTTCGTCTATAATGATAGTGTCTTTGTGTTTGGTGTTTCCCACAACTTCGCACTGCTCTATGAGTATTATGTCCTCCTCATCTATAGTTTCTCCAACTACTATAGTGAGGTACCCTCCTTCTGTTTCCGGTTCAGAGGTTTCATTATCTTTATTGCGCCTAAACTTATTAATGTCGGTTACTTTACCCAAGCCATGCTCCTAGTATCAAAGACAGAACCACCACAAATACGGCATACGCCCGAGTGGTAACGAAAGGCTGCCCCATACACTCTGTTATGTTATCGCGTAGGGTTTGTAGTTTGTTGTCCGAACGCGTTAGTGCCTTATCTGCAAACTTATGCGCTTCTTTCATAGCTTTCTCTATGTCAGTCATCCTGCCGCCTCCCCGTAAGATTTACCGTTATCTGATTCGCACGTGATGGGTAAGCCTTCTGCCCACGGTGCGGTACTACTCATACACTCTTCGATATAGCGTGTAGCTTCTTCAAGTTCATCCTCTGGTACACAACATACCACGGAATCGTGTACAGTCAAAGCCACCTTATACCTTTTAGCAATCGCCAACATCTGATCCCCGATGATACATCTAGCCACCGCTTGGCATACATTCTCTGTGACCTTACCGCCATATATCCTAGTGTACCCGCGTCGAGTCTTGTACTTAAACTCTGGCCCACGCTCACCTTGTTCGTACTGTAAGTCGTCATACCGCATCTTGAGTCCAGACGGTAGCAGTATCCACCCATTACGCCCGTCAGCCCCGTACTTTACTATCCCGTTGGGGCCGAGACTACCGGAGTTACCACGCGACATCTCAACCAGCATGTTCTGACAATCACGCCATAACGTGTTTATCTTCCAGTTAGCATCTCGGTAGATTCGGATTACCCTTCGAGCTTCCTCTACATCCATGTGAGTACCGAACGACTGTAGCTGGTCTGAAAAGCGTACCGCACCCATACCATATCCTGCACCTAATATAGTAGTCTTACCTACAAAGCGTTGGTCTTTCGTGACCGCTTCTTCTGGTATGTTGTATATCTTAGACGCCATCTTTATATACACGTCTTCCTTGTCGGTAAACGCTTGGACTAGATCGTCCTGTCCTGCAAGCCACGCCAGTACACGCGCTTCGATCTGTGATGAGTCACAGTCAACCATCATGTACCCTTCGGGGGCAAGCATACTGTTCTTTAACTTCTTACCATTCACGCCACGGCTAGGTAGATTCTGGATGTTGATCTTGTCATCGCCTCCCCACCTACCAGTGTGTGCCGCGTAGTATCTTACAGGTACCGGGAGAAGTCCGCGTTTAGCTATACCTATAAACCTCTCAGTACGTGATTCCTCAAGCGTGCTCTTGGTGCCTAGCCTAGCAGTTACGAGTGCCTGCACCCTAGAGTCGGAGTGGTTCTCCAACGCCTTGAACTGCTCATCGTTCTTAGCGAATGCGAATGTTTCCTTGCCAGTGGTCAGGCTTGTCTTTGTAGGGGGTATCACACCTAACCCCTCAAGCAATTCGGCAAACTTAGGGTTGCTCATAAGTTCTTTCTTAGTAACACCAGAAGACGTTATTAGGTCTTCTTTTATCTGCTTGGTGTCTTCCAAGTGTTGCTCAAGTAGCCCTAAGTCCAACTCCAGTACAGGCTCCACGAACATACGTAGCGTGCAGTCTATCAACCGTAGCTCGTTCTTTGGGAACCCTCTGCCCATGACATTAAACAACTTATAGGTTAGCTCCACGTCATTGATGCAGTAGTCGCCATACTTATCTAACTCTGCGTCACTGAAGTCCAGCCTACGCTTACCTATCGCGTCTAGTACTTCCGTCCCTTTAGTGCCGAGGCCGTACCTCTGCGTAAGCGCATGGAGAGAGCCGCCAACTTCGACACCATGTAAAGCACGAGCAATACAAAGAGTGTCAGCGAGGACGCGAGGATGAACATCAAATAACCAACTGAGAATAGCGCCATCAAACAAAGTGTTGTGGCATAGAAGTACAGACGTACCCCAATCGAAAGTATGTAAATACTCCTTGAGTTCTTCGTGTGTGCCGCTTGCCCATTCTGTAGCATCGTTATTCACCTTTACACCTACACCCACTACCTCAAAACGAGGGTCACGGATGTAGGCTTCTGTTGTCATCTTACGGAGAGAGAAGTCCTTGTCGTAGTACGTTTCAAAGTCAACCGTTATCAAGTCCATCTTCATCCTCCTCTATGTCTACTACTTCCATGTCTGCCTTGTGTTCGGACTCGGTGATATGCTTGGGGGCTTCCTTATCCCCAAACACATTATGCCAGTTCTCCCAAAACGCCTGCGCAGTAGGGCGTTGACGGCTACCCTTACTCATAGTCCATAACCTCTATTAACTTGTTTAGGTACCACTGCGCTTTCTTCAAGTCCTCTAGCGGCTTACCCTTTCGCTCATACCTCCAAAGGTATTTCAGACATGCGCCTTTGCAGTAACCTTGGAATGCTTCGGCAGTCATGCTCGCTTCTATACCCTCAATACATTCGATGTTGCCATAGGTATAGTGGTTGGGGTGGTTGACCATATCGTCGGGCGGGTTGTCCATGGCCGTACCCCAATGCTCTAGCCCAGTTTTCTCTATCGCGGGGGCAAGGGCACGTAACCTATCCCAATCGGCTGGTGTTGCGTCATCAATACTCATACTATCCTCCGAGGATTTGTTTAATATCATTCATATTGTCTTCGTTAACTACGCACGCTATTCCGTACGCGTCGCTTATCTCTCTGAGATTCTTTTCCTGTAAAGCTGTTGGCGTGTTCTTGCCTGCCTTACATTCGATCCCAAAGAACTTCCCGTTGTAGCAACCTACTATGTCAGGCACTCCGCTCTTACCGTATCCCCCAGTAGCAGGGAAAAAGTAATAACACCCTAACGCTTTCAACTGCTCAACTATCTTCTTCTTAACCTTCCCTTCTGGCGTCATCGCCATAACCCTCTCCTTTTAGCCGAGAACTGGTATCAGTCCCTCTATTATTTAAATACCCAGAATGTGTGTTCGTCGATGCGCCTACCAATACCCTCTACAGGTTCGGTGGGCGGTGTAGGGTCACACATCATCAGCACCGAGAGCCTTTCTTCAAGCCACTCCGGTACATCTTCATCCAGATCATATAACCCCTCACACTCCGAGTCAACACAATTCATACCCAAACACGTTACCTCAATACTATTGGTGTACCCCAGCGTAGTAACGCGGTAAGCGTTGGGCATTTCTGTCGGATCGTTCCATATCGTATCATTGTGTGACATAGAACAGAGCCTCACTGTGACGGTACCCAACCTGCGGCACGTAGTCCCCCACCCCACATATAGACAGTGTGGACAGTTTACCCAACACGCCATCGGGTAAATCATCATAGTAAGTAGTAGCTCGAGGCGGCGTATTCCTCTTCATATTGTGCATATCCCCCACCGTACATACATCGAACGCTTGCTTACCTAACCTCTCGTACACTCGAATAGCATACATAGGCATCTCTGCGTCATACTTGGATTGATCTTTCGCCCCTTTGGCCACGCGTAAAGACGTTAGGTTATCTGGTACAGTCTTATCTAAAAACTCATACCCAGAGTCCAGTAGCATGTACATCTCATTGAGTATTGGGGCGGTCACTTGTTCGCGTGTCTCGTTCCATTCCCCACCGAGCAATCGGCTCCACGCAGTGCAATGCTTAGTTTGAGTATCATCTACCGCACGCATTAACGCACTCCTACATTTAGTCCTACTGGCAGACACTACCTCGCTGTGCGTACATCTGCGCAAGTACTTCTTTGCATTCCGCATGGCCTGTACTGGTAAGGCAGTGACCTTTGTACGGAACTCCGAAGCGTAGTTGCTGTGCTTGTTATTGACTATGTCTCTACTGTACACACTGTACACTATCTTCTCTTTGGTATGGCAGAACCCTACTTCTATCCAACCCATAGTGTATTCGTCCTCGGGGTAGTAAACGTGATACACCGTGTCTCGATGACTGCTATCGTGGTCAGGGCGTACCTCACAACCTCTGAAGGCTTCCTTTATCTCATTGATAAACCAATTCAACTCGTAACGGTTTGTCGCGTTACCTACGGGTGAAGGCAGGGCAATCCTCTGTGCGTCAGCAACTGTATATAGACAGTACTTCCCCTCCTCGTTGTATGAATAATCAGCCATGTTATTTCACCTCTCTGTATTCTTCAAATGACTCATTGAACGCGCCCATGTAGTTAACCCACGTATTGAACTTGGCGCGGAACTTCTTAGGGTCACTTGTTAGGCTGACGTTGGTCGTTGGGTTTGTGTCTCCCCAGTACCTGTTACCCATGCTTTGTGCTAACTCACACAGGAACGCGTGTACCATAGTGGTACGTTGCTCGTGTTGATCGTCCATTAGCATGTCTCTAAACGTGTCACCCCTGACTGCATTAGCCCCCCACGTTGCCTCGCGGTTGGTATCCCAGCCCATAGTGCCCTCAAGCATGGGGGTCATAGTCCACGCCCAGTGCAAGTACTCGTCGATAGCTTTCTTGTACGGTGCCTTGGCTTCTTTGTTAACACGTACTCGTGTGATAGGTACAGGGTGCGGGTCGCTCGTCAATGTCCATGCCCCGTTGTGTCGGTACCCTGCTACTGGATTCTGTTTACTGGTGGTAAACACCACCGGCTTGGCAACATCCTTGGGTAAGTAGTAGCGGCTGCCGTCATAACGTATGTACTGCTTGCCGCTATCCACAATGAAGTCCATGCCCATAGGCATACAACGCTCAAGGAACGAGTACCTGCCATTGTGTGCATAGTCACCCGTCTCGTTACGAAACCATACTGTGTCAGTACCATTGTCATTACGAACCCAGATCACTGCGGCAGTGTGCGACAGTTGATGCTCCCCGTAATCTGATAACACGTACTGGTGTGGGTACACCTTGATGATACATTCCCACTTACGTCTGCGATCCCCGAGAGGCACTATGTTAGTACCCCTGATTGGTTTGGTGTTGTTGTACAAATGTTCCACGTGCGTGAAACTGTCTAGCCCATAATTTAACATAGCCATAATATTGCTCCGAGTTGTTTTGTTATAACACGTGTTATAACTTCTAGTTAGTTACCCCTGTTGTATGCGTTGCCACGCACGTTGCACTGTACCCACGTCATTGCGGTCATAGTCACTATCCACTGGTGTATCTCTAACGTGTTCATAGTAGAACTCCAATGCCTCGTCTATAGTGTTGACAGCTTCTGCCCACTCCATACGTAACTCATCCGCAGTTGATCGGAGGCAATCTTTCGATGCTCCCGCATACTTATTATCACTCATGTCAGTCTCCTCTTTAACCATTCTCCCGAGAACTTCTCAGTGTGTGTACTGAAAGAACTCCTCTGCTTGGGGGTAATAGTACCCCTAGACTTACTGCCAAACTTAGTGTCGGTATGTAGGGGGCGTAGATGTGAGTCATGCGCCTCCAATGTTCTGTGTAGTCTGGTAGCCATTGCGTTATGCGGCACGCCCGATACACTCGCGTACTCTCTCGCCGTATACATGTGTCCTGTTACTAAGTCAGGGTGTGAACCCATAAACTTTATAAGTCGTGCCGCCATTACATATCCCTCGATTTGATGTGTACTGCCTTACCCTCATCGGGTACTGCGCCCTTGTTATCCAGTATCGCCCAGAGTATAGGGCAAGTCCAGTCACCCCAACCAGAGTACAAGTAGCCATCAGTAAGGACGATACACGCTTGAGGCTTGATACCCTCGTCGGCCATGTACTGCGTGACGCAGTTGACATCGGTACCACCCCCGCCCATAGGCTTGGTAGACTTGGTCAGATTGTCTAGCTCGTGCATGTCGTATGCCTCGTCACCCACAACACTGCTACCCCAGTACAGTAGGCGTAGCTTGTCAGGTTTGACTGTGTCGCATACACCCTTGACCTCAGACAGGAACGCTGTCAACTCTCGTTGTCCGATAGAGCCTGACGTGTCAATGGCAATGACCAACTCACCCACCTGCTCACTGATACCGCTAGGCATGATGATACCCTGACTCATCAACCTGCGATTGGGTCGGGCGTATGTAGAGTAGTCGTTACCCGCACACGTATTCTGGATGAACTCACGTAGCACCTCGCGCCAGTCAACCTGTGGCTGTAGTAACTCGTCGAGATCGCGGTTGCCTGTACCGCCCATCTTACCTGCGGCCATGGCACCCTGACGTATTGCCTCGTCAATGTCCCGCGCCAACTCGCGTTGCTCCTCATCGGATAGAGACTGCGCACCCTCCCAGTCATGCTCATCGAATCCAGTTTCCTGACCTACTGCGGCATTGTTTGAACCTGTGGTACCACCTTCACTCTGTTCACCATCACCCTCTGACTCGTTATCCTGTGAGTCCTGCGACTGCTGTTCTTCTTGTTCCTTGCGTAGTATGTTGAACACCTGTGCGCTGTCCATACCGCGGAACCGCTCATCGACTAGCCCCCCATCGGGTAGTTGGGCGAACCCATCGTCCTTGTTGTCATCGACAATCTTGATGTTGATAACGTAGTCACACGCGCAGTTAGCTAGGTGTGGGTCAATGTCATACATCCACCGCCATGTAGTGAGGTGACGGTATAGCTTGTGCCCCTCGTCCTCGTGCAGTACTAGCCCACGCAATTCGGCATCGGTCAGTCCGTCAACGAATGCACGTCCGTACTTCACATCACGCCCATTGGTACAGGCTGTCGGTATATCATCCTCGATTGTTTTCTCACCGATCATCAACACACCGGCTAGTGCTGTGTATCTAGGATGCCCCATGATGGCGACGACTGCTTTGGACAGTCGCTCCTCTGCTGTAAGTTGTTTACCTATAGTCAACATAGTCTCTCTCCTATACCTTATCACTTGCGAACATGTAGTTGTTCTGCATAGCCCACGCGGTGAACTCCTTACTCTGCATCACAACATCGCGGTGTGCATACGAGTTAGCACGTATGCCATTGGCGAACAGACCTTGCGCCTCCTTGTCGAGACGTTGCATATACGTCACCCACGCATCAACCCAGTCACGTTGCATCGCACCCATAGCACGGAACACTGTCATGCATACGGCTGATGCTGACTCGGGTACTTTGGCGTTGAGCGGATCGTCCTTGATAGACTGTAGGCTCGGTAGTTGGTCGGCCAGCTTCACAAACGCCATCATGTCCATAGCGCCCCGGTCACCGATGGTACCCATAAGTAAAGCTGTCAGGGTGTGATCGTCATACTGATCGCGTAGCTTGAGTATGTCACTACAAGCTTCCAATGATCTTGGCGTAACAAAAGCTGTACGCTGTGCTTTGGGGTGGTTGATGTATGGATTGTCGTTCGGGTCTTTGACATCCTCGAACCCCTGTAGTATCTGAGGGAACTCACGTATGAATCCCAACACAATAGGCTCCCATACGTGATTGATACCATACTCAATCAACTCGTCACTGGTAGACTTGCGTGCTGTGACCACTGTGATGCGATTGCGTGCGTGTGGTGGTAACAGATCGCCCACACCCTCTGCGCCTAGGTTGGTCGTGGCGAATATGATACTGCCCTCGGGGAATCGGTTGCGCTCCAACATATCACGTAGTAACGCGTTCTTGACTGATGGATTCGCCTTACCGTACTCGTCGATCATTAGTATCACCGGCTTGTCGAGGTGCAACCCCAACTCCTCATTGGGTAGGTACGTCACGTACCCCTGCTCGGTGTTGAGTGATGGTATGCTCAGATCACCCAAGTCCTTGGTCGTACAGTCGAAGTAGCATGGCGTGTGGGTAGGGAATCTATCTGCTAACGTCTTTAACAGTGATGACTTACCGTTACCCATGTGACCCTGTACGAGTATGGTGCGTTTGTGACCAATAATAGCGATAGCGTTGGCGATCTGGTCTAGTGATAATGCGTACATAGCTTGTGTGTTCATAATAGTATTGCTCCAATTGATTGGTTAGGTAATTACCTAACATTTAGTTTAGTTACAGCGTTTCAACAATGCGGCCATCAACGGCCACGATCTTGTAATACGACACGCGGTGCGTACGTAGCGTGCGTAGGTTCTTGTAGTGCTTGGTGCGCTTGTAGTTGCGCACACGTAGCACCGTTTGACCGTCAAGGTTTCCCAGTATCTGACGGTCGTTTGAGTCATAGGCTTCAACGTAATACATTACTCTATCTCCTCTGAGTTTTGGTTGTATCCTTCGTAGTAAGCAAACTCAACTATTTTAAGTAAGGCGTCAGATAGCCCGATACCTTCTTCGTTTTCGCGCATTACGTCGCATTTTAAGAGTACTTCTTCGATGTCCATGATTACATCTCCAGTGATGGTAGTGACTTGATGACATCGTCCACTGCCTGTTTGGTTTCGGCACGGAAAGACTCGTTGTTGCGTAGCCCATCGGGAGTGACCCCGCGTAGCGTATCGTCTAGCTTACGCGCCATCTCGGACATCTGGCTGTCACCTGTAACGTTACACACGTCAAGCAGTCCTACTATGTCGAGCACGTTCTCCACTAGCGAATCGCGGAACACTTTCTTCTTGTCATCGCCCCCGTAGTCTAGTCGCTCGGACATATTAGACAGTACTTTGTACGTACGATCCCACACATCCTGCATGGCAGAACCCAACTGCTTACTGTAGTACTCGTTATAGTGTGACTCCAACACGTCACGTTGCTCGTTGCCCACGTCCACACGAAAGTCACCGGCCTCGGGTATCGGTATGTACGAGATGGTGAACGCGAACTTCTCACGTATCGACCACTCACTAGGGTAGTCATCGGCTCGAAACAAACTACCGATCCGTGCCTGTGCCCTGCTCACCTCCCACGTGTAGTTGTTACAGAACGTATCGACCATGCGCTCGAACTCGCTTTGCAACTCGGTCATCTGTTGGTGGTACTTGAAGTACTGCGCGGTAGGTAGCAGTCGCATACCTAGGTCAGACCATGGCATTGTCATGCTGTAGTGCTTGTTGCGTGCGTTGGCCACGAATTTCTGTATGGCGGTCAACTCGTCGCAGTTACCCAGTAACTTCTTATTGACTGATGCCGTACCATTATCGGCATAGTTCTGGCTTGTCACTGTAGCTGATGCCGACTTGTCTTTCTTACGGCCAGTCCA